GCTCGAGGTCAGTAGCGGGGATACCACGAGCTAAGGGGGGTAAAACGAAGTGTTACATCACGACAGAGTTGAAAACGCACTGTAAATCGCTGTGTGTACGCGCGTTCGGTCGCTTCGCTCGATGATGGTCGCACAAAACGAAGCGTTACATTTATGTTACTTTGGTGTTACTTTATGGGCGTTCGGACGACGTTAGACGGCGCTTGATGTTACATAGGGAGATAGATAGCTCGGGAAGGGGCTAAATAACGCGTCAGACGGGCGCAAACGCTGATAATAGGCGGGTATAGCATGTGTACAGTGCTGTGCCCGCCTATGCTGTATTATGGCCATTGCCACCACCCTATCGGGATGTGTGTCTCGGCTCTGTTTTTGCTTGGTTTAAGGGGTTGGGGGGTCGCTTGGGTGTTCGATTTGGAGGGTCAAATCGGGATAATTTGGGGGGTCACTTGGAGGGTCAAAACGGCTCTAAAATGGGCGTGAGTTGATGGGGGTAATACAATATTGCCCCCCTTTTTTGCGCCTTTTTCGTGCGAGTTAAGGGGGGTATTACATTGTTATTTGCATGCAAACGCCGTCAAATCAGCCGTTTATATGATTTTAGGGGGCTGGAAGGCCTGAATTAGGGCTGTGAGCTGTATATCCTTCGTCTTAATTTGCTCCTCTAAGAGTGATACTATGCGCTGTAGATTCTGTATCGTTTTCTCCTTCTCCTCGATGACCAGCTGTAACCCAAATCTGTCGGCTTCCTCATTTGACGGAGGCCTTCGCGGAAAACCGCTCAAGGTAGAGTTTGAGCTGGTCGATGAGGAGTGAGAAGAAGTACCAGTGAGCAACCAATCGACGGGGATTGCGGGATATTCCGCTATTATGCGGGAAATAACCGCACCTCCAAGTTCGCTCTTCCTGTCTTTTCCCCTGAAAGCCGAGGTTGACATCCCTACTTTTCTACAAAAATCCCTATTGATATTCCGTTCTCTATCAAATAGTTATACGCTCTTCCCTTTATGGGTGCGTAAATTTCTTCACTTTCTTCTTGCATGTGCGGAAATTTCTCACTTACTTTGCGATGTTGTAAGACGATTACACCGCTGTAAAGATAAACGAAATGAAATAGACGAACTGATATGATTACGACGAAAAAAAGATCAGAAATCCTTGAGGCGCTGCTCTTAGCGCTGTACGAAGGAAAGAGCGTGACGGTATGCACCGATGAGCCAGGCTTCGGCATCCGCCACATCGACGACTGCGACCCTATTCATGAAGTAGCCTTCCTCGCGGAAGGCCTCGAACTTGAGGCGGAAGATGAGCCCCTGCCACATTGGGGTGATCAGCTCCCCGAAGACGCAGAGATGTACAGCCTGCTCCGCCATGGAGAGGATGGCGAAGTCTACGTGTATCAGATAGCTATCGATTAGTAACCACAGGCATCCCCGAGGTTGGCGCCTCGGGGATGCCTAAAGACACAACTATAATATGGAAAGACAAATCCGACTTACCACCGAAGACCGCCGTGCTATCCAGAAGGAGACGGGGCTCACTGATGGGGCATTGAGCCTCGCATTGACCTTCCGTCGGCATGGGGAGCAGTCCGAGCGCGCTCGCCAGCTCGCTCTTGAGCGCGGGGGGATGGTCTACTGCACTGCCCCTGAATGCGAGACGATACACGATGCAGAGGGTAAGATGGTTCAAACCTTTGCCAATGGCGCGGTCATTACCGTGGATAAGGCCTCAAGCGAGGCTACCTTGGTGTACGACGGGAAGCTCGTCGCGACCTATCACAATGTCACACTGCAGATGCTCTCGCTCATACAGACGACGGCGTCGGAACTTAAGTAATAGCCATGCTTCAGCACTACGGAAAAGCTACGGCCATCGATCTCTCCGACCTCATTGAGGATCGACGGACTATCGAAGATCATTCCGAGTGCTTGGCTCCAGTGATTTCCTACGAAAATTATAGGGCTCAGGCGCGCCGAGGGCGTATAAAGGTCCTTCGGAAGGGAGGCGGTAAGGGCGGCAGCGTCCTAGTCGACTACGATAGCCTGCCTTTGGAGCTTCGCGACAAGGTAGATCAGCGCCTCGGTGGCGATGCCGTCCATGTCGCAACGCTCCGCAAGTGGTTCAGCGATCACTACCGCCGTGATCGAGGTGCTATGGAATACTACCCGAAGCGTCTGAGAGAGCTAAACCTCTCGCTTCCGCTCGAGCGCATCGCTCAGCTGACGGAAGAATACACGGTGAATGCCTCTGTATTGATGGCTGTGAAGAACCTCCAAGCTGATATGCGCCTTCTCAAGCGCGTCATGGGAGGCAAGAAGACCATCAGATGGGAGCAGCTCGCCAGCGCTATCGGCTACTACCGTCAGGAGGTCGGTCATACGCTACCTCAGAGCGCAGCGCGCTTCCGCAAAGCGATGCGTGAGTTCGATGAACGTGGCTACGAGAGCTTAATCAGTAAGAAGTTCGGCAACCAGCAGACCCGTAAGGTGGATCGTGATACGCTTTACCTCCTCCTCGCCCTCGACAACGACGACATGCGCCCCTACAATAGCACGGTGGCTGAGCGGTACAACCGCTTCGTGGAGGGAGAGCTGACGGTCTACAACCCTGAAACGGGTGAGCTGTACGACCCAACGCCTTACAAGCCACTCAGCGAGACGACCGTGGCGAACTACCTCTCTACCCCTGAAGCAAAGGCCCTGCGCGGGAAGGTCCACGACGACTATCAGACGTGGCGTGGAAAGAACCAGCCCTTTGTGCTGCGTAAGCGTCCGACGATGTCGCTCTCTAAGATCTCCCTCGACGACCGTGACCTTAAACTCAAGGTCAACTGGAGAGAGCAGGGGGTCAGTGAAGTGGTCAGCTTGAAGATCTACGTAGCGTACGACCTGGCGAGCCAGGCGATCATCGGGTACGCCTTCAGCGGTAAGAAGCGCCACGACATCTTCCTCGGGTGCTTGCAGTCAACCTTCCGCACGCTCCTCTCCCTGGGGCTTCCCTGCCCCTATGAGGCCGAAGTGGAGCAGCACCTGGTCTCCGACTTTAAGGATACGCTGATGCGCCCTGGTGTGCTATTCCCTGAACCCAACTTCCTCGCTCCTGGGAACTCGCAGGCGAAGGGTGCGGAACACATGAACCGCCTCTTCAAGTACCAGACGGAAAAGGAGTACATCCCTAACACGGGGCGTCACTATGCCCGCCTGGATGCCAACCAGACGAGTGAGGAGAAGAGCTTCGACGAGCACAACGACCGCTTCAAAGCTAAGGTATGGGCTTACGAGGACGCAGTCGCCTTCTACGAGGGGCTTATCTACGAGTACAACCACTCCCCTCACAGCAACACTGCCTACTGGGGTGGCCGCACTCGCTGGGAAGTCCTCCAGGAGTCTGTAAACCCTCAGCTGGCAGAGATAGACGTCCACAAGCTGGCGACTCTCATCGGAGAGCACCGCTCAACGTCCGTCCGCCGTGGGCACATCAAAGCCAACTACCGCAGCTTCGCGCTCTCTCCCGAGGGCATCAGTAAGCTGAAGGACCGCAACGGCAAAGTGGATGCCTATTGGTGGGAGCAGGAAGAGGGTGAGATGAACGAGGTCTACATCTACGAAGGTGGGCGCTTCATCGAGACCGCCTGCGAAATCCAGCGCATCAACGAAGCTAAGGCCGAACAGACCGACGAAGACCGCCACCAGCTACACATGCAGCTGCAGCGCGTGAAAGCCTTCGACGCGCACATCGCAGAGCGCCTTCCGAGCAAGGCACGCCTCCTCAAGGAAGAGACGCACAAGACGCTCACCGAACTCAAGCCTGTCGAGGTAGTCACAATGAAGCGTGGCGACGATGGCGAGCTGCTCGACAGCGACTACCTGCAGAGCAGTCCTGAAGAAGCCCGCATGCGCGCTATGGCAGACTTATAACATCATATGAATACTAATCAAACGACACTCAAATGAAGAAGTATGACAACACGATCATCTACACGATGGATGAGCTTGTAGACCTCCTCGGGGGCGACAAGTACAACGAACTTAACCGCTACGATGAATTCGGTCTGGCAGTATGCTACCCCGACGTATGTGGGCTCCAGATTGTCTTCCGCGAAGACCGATTCTCCGAAAACGCACTAAATGCAGTACGCCATGCAACTAAGTAACGAACTCAAAGAACGCACGCTCACGGCGATCCTCGCCGACAGAGCGAACTATCCCAGCGACAGCAAGCACGCTACGGCTATCGGGATCTCCTCGAGCGTCTACTCCACTATCAAGAAGGGGAAGCTCGACAAGCAGCTGAGCGACTCAGCGTGGCTCAGCCTTGCACGCCGCCTCAATGTCCCCCTGCGCGGGGAGATCGAGTGGAAGGTGGCGAAGACCGACACCTACTCCTACATCACCAGCCAGCTGGAAGCCTGCCAGGAGCGCAGCCTCAGCGCCCTCCTCTGCGACATCCCTAATATCGGGAAGACCTTCAGCGCTCGCCACTATGCCCGCACGCACAAGCACGTCGTATATATCGACTGCTCCCAGACGAAGACGAAGGTCCGCCTGGTCCGCTCCATCGCTATCGGCTTTGGCTTGGATGCTAAGGGACGCTACGAAGAGGTCTATGCCGACCTGGTCTACTACCTCAAAGGGCTGGATAATCCTCTGATTATCCTCGATGAGGCTGGGGACTTGCAGTATGAAGCCTTCCTCGAACTTAAGGCACTTTGGAACGCTACGGAGCGCGCCTGCGGATGGTACATGATGGGGGCCGATGGGCTGAGGGCTAAAATCGAGCGAAGCATCGACTGTTGCAAGGTAGGCTATACGGAGCTTTTCAGTCGCTTCGGTGATGCCTACCGCAAGGTCACCCCACAGGATGGTGAGGAACGTAAGAGCTTCCTGCTGAAGCAGGCGGTAGAGGTCGCCAAGCTCAACGCCCCCGAGGGGGTCGATGCCGTCAGCCTCGCCCGAAAGTCGGGCGGACTTCGCAAGGTCTACACAGAGATAGAGAAGCTGAAACTACAAGCAGGGGCATAGCGATGGCACGAGCATACTCCGCCAGCGAGGTGCTGGCAAAGAAAGTCCCTTCGATCCCCTTCGAGGGGCGCTGGAGGGAAGCCTTCGGCGAGCCTGGGAGGGCGGGGGTGTGGCTCATCTGGGGACAATCAGCAAACGGCAAGAGCTCCTTTGCAATGCAGCTCGCTCGAGAGCTCTGCAAGTACGGCAAGGTCGCCTACAACTCCCTTGAGGAGTCTATCGGGCTCTCCTTCCAAGAGAATATGGAGCGGTGCCAGATGGGCGATGTCGACGGGCGCTTCCTAATCCTTGACCGTGAGAGTATGGAAGACCTCAACATACGCCTGAAGAAGCAGCGCAGCCCCGACTTCATCATCATCGATAGCCTCCAATACACAGGACTCAACTACAACGACTACAAGCGCCTTAAGGAGGCGCACCCAAAGAAGCTCTTCATCTTCATCTCACACGCCGATGGGGATAAGCCCTACGGCTCGACAGCTACCAAGGTGCAGTACGATGCTGATATGAAAATACTCGTACAGGGCTACCGCGCCATCTGTAAGGGGCGATTCATACCCGATGCTGGTAAGCACTACAGCATCTGGGCAGAAGCAGAGGTGAAGTACTGGGGCTTAGAAACAGAAACAAATAACGAACCAACTAATAATTAAGAAATGATGAACTATCTACTCCTAATCGGATTCACCGTGCTCGTTACGCTCGAGATCTTCAATAGAGTCTCTGTCCGTCCTCTTGTCAAGATCATAGAGGACTTGAGGGACTTCGATAATGACCTTCTGGAGCGTCTAGAGCGTGCGCTCTTAGATTGCGCTCAGGCACGCAGTGCCCGTGCCGAATCTGAGGAAGAGCTGAGGACTTTGAGAAATGACCTGTCAAAGCTCAAGGCCGAACGTGAGCAGCTTCAAAGCGAACTTCTTGAACAGCTCGAAAAGCGTACTGAGGAGGGAGAGTAATGGCACGTACTAACTACGCTGCATTCTACGCGCTCTTGAAGGGCATGCCAGGGGCGTCAAAGGAAGACCTCGTCTTGCAGTGGACGAACGGGCGTACCTCCTCCCTTAAGGAGATGAGCGAGCGCGAGTATTCGCTGATGATCCGACAGCTCCGCCAGCAGGTAGAGAACCTCGAGGAGAAGAAGAAGGCACGCTCGGCGGTGCTAAAGCAACTCCAACTCTATGGCATCGACACCACCGACTGGGATCCTGTTGACCGCTTCTGCTGTACCCCGCGTATTGCAGGGAAGCCCTTCCGATACCTCACTATCTCCGAACTGAAGGCGCTCCGTGTGAAGATGCTGTCAATACGCAATAAGGCAGAACTGAAGGGCTATGAGCAGCGCAGGGCGGCGTTAGGTGCCGAGATCACCAAAGGACAACTACCTAACTAATGACACATGGGACGAATAGACAAGGCTGCCAAGCGTCATCTTGAGCAGTCCTACCAGCAGGATATCGAGATGTACGAGCGGGAGCGTGAGGAGCTCCTCAATCGAATACGAGCCGACACGGCGACACCAGCTGAGCGAAGCAGATATACTGCGCTCGGCTGGAAGATCGAAGCGGTGCGACAGCGAATGGACAAGCGCTACCGCGACGGAGTAGAATCACCCATTAAAATCATGCAATAAGATGGAACAACAAGAAAACAAGACGGTGGCTATCACCGAAGAGCAACTGGCCGAGTACCAGCGCCTCAAAGAGCAAGAGCAAGCACGCGCAGAAGAGCAGCGTGCCAAGAATGAACGCGAGGACTTCCGCAAGCTCTGCGAGGAGACGGTCTCCGAGACATTCGGAGAGCTGAAGGCTGCGAATGAAGCTCTCAAGCGTGCGAAGATGCGTGTCCTATCAGCCTTCAGCTCGCTTCTGGAGCTTAAAATCTCCCTCATCGGGGGGAAGGAGCAGGGGCAGCACACCTTCCGAAATGAGGAGGCTAATCAGCGCATCACGATTGGGAAATATAAAAAGGTCTCCTATGACGCAACGGCAGACGCTGGTATCTCCCTCATCGAAGAGTCACTCGCGTCGATGGCTGATGGAGAGAAGTCGCAGAAGCTCGTGCGCATCATCCTCGACCTCCTCTCACGTGATGGCCGCGGTCAGCTTCAGGCGGAGAACGTCGTACAGCTCGATAAGTATGTCGAAATGGTGGCAGACCCACGCTTTGCACGAGGCGTGACCATAATAAAGGAAGCCTTCTTAGCCGAGTGGACACGTGTCTTCATCCGCGCCGAAGAGAAGGACGAGAAGGGCAAGTGGGTGAATATACCACTATCGATGGTCGAAGTATGACGTACACTCTCACACAGCAGCTCTCCCATGAAGAATTGTGGAAGAGCTGGGATCCCACCCGCACCGAAGATGAAGACGGCTGCTCTCTGATCGCCTATACTTCAATGGGGCTGGCTTCGCTCCGAACGATGGGCGAAAAGCGAACGTGGATAATCGAGGTTGGCTGGTCGCTTCAGAAGTTCTCCGCATCCAGCGAAGGGAAAGCGATATATATAGCCGTAGAGTCCTATCGCCGAACAGAGAAAATGATAGTAGAAGAGTACGTGCGTGGTCTTCAGGTCAAGCTCGGAGATGTTGATAAATCAGGCTGCGTGGCGACTCCAACCTCGGACTGTTCTATTCGGCAATGTGGGGACGGTCCACTCTATGTACTCCTTGGTGATGGGCACGTATTCGATAGTAGCGAAGACTTCCACGTGTGGGAGCCTGATGTCTCAGAGTTTCTGCGCTATCACCTGTTACGCACTATGAATCTAACGGACTAAGAAATATGAATAAATGGTATTTGTGTACCGTCGCCTATGAACGCCAGGGCGACGAGATGGGACTTCGCAAGGTCTCTGAAAGTTATCTGGTGGATGCCCTCTCCTTCACGGAGGCTGAGGAGCGTATCATCAAGGAGGTAACACCCTTCGTTTCGTGCGGTGTACTCGAAGTGGTGAACATCCGCCCGATGCGCTTGGCGGATATGCTGATCAATAACAACGGTAGCAACTACTACCGCGGGAAAGTTAACTTGATCACGCTGGATGCGAGCTCTGGGCAGGAGCGTAAGACCTCCGTGGCAATGGTGGTCAGAGAGGACTCCTTGCTCTCGGCAGCGACACTGCTGGAGTCTCACCTCAGCGAGAGCCTCTCCTCGTATGAGATCGTCAGCATTGCAGACCTCGGCATCCTCGACGTGTATCAGTATGTCGCACCTAAAGAGACGGGCGTATGATTATAGCTGTTGACTTCGACGGCACACTCTGTGAAAGTGCCTATCCAAATATCGGGGGTGTGATGCCTGGTGCGAAAAAGAGCCTCGAAGAGCTCCGCGAGAAGGGGCACTACATCATCATCTGGACTTGCAGAACAGGAGAGCTGCTTGTCAACGCGATCAACTGGCTCCTGGAGGAGGGCATACCATTTGACCGAGTGAATGACCACGAGCCTGAGAACCTCGCGATCTATGGCGATGGCGGGAAAAAGGTCTACGCCAATGTCTACATCGACGACAAGAACCTCGGAGGCTTCCCTGGCTGGTACGAAACGATGCGACTTCTGAGATCGCACCCTGACTACTAAACAGACCTACAACGATTGAGGGGGCGTGTGGCAACAGCTACACGCCCCCTCAAGTATTTGCTGTGAGAGGTATATTGGAGGTATCTTTGTGGTAGATAATCCCCACCACATCAGTAATATGCCCAAGGGTCGAAGTAAAGAGCTCATAGAGCAACGCAACCAAAAGCTGTACCAGAGGTATCGCTACCTGCTGGATGTTCGTCGTATGCGCTACTCTGCGGTATTCGAGATCCTGGAGCAGGAATTCTTTATTGCCGAGGGTACAATCTTACATATACTGCGCTCCATTATTAACGGCAAAGATACTCCTTCAGAGGCTCCGAAGAGGGAGTTTACGGGGTTTCGTGGGCCGAGGAAGAGAGCTGTATGCGAATCGACGGAGGATCTCCAGCCCACCCTATTTGAGGGGTGATAATCTCCGAGATACGGCAGGTGTACACCTCTTGGTAGACTTTGATGCCATGATTCCAAGTGTAGAATTTGCTCTCGACGCGTGTAAGCCCCGATGACTCTGTGGTCGGACGAAATCCCTCTAGTAGCCCGTGTAGCCTTTTACGCAAGTCCTCTCGCTCAATGATGCGTCCTTCAGTGCCACTCCCACTGTGAGTGTCATCGTAGCAGTCAATGATGAGGCGTATTTTGAGGCGAGCTTCGCCCATCTGGCTCTTACCAGCTAGTTCACTCCAATCAACCTGCTCAAGGTCGATCAAGACGGCTGGATAAGTGATCGGGTACATCTCTCTCCCATCATCATCGATAACCTCCAGTTGACCGTAGTCCTCGTCAACCAAGCTGAGCTCTGGTAATCCCCCTGCTACATGCTGTATTATGGGTAAAATAATATACTCCATAGTTATTCTTTGAGTGCGTTGTCGCTAACCTTGTTAATACTCTTGATGATCTCTTCGTTGATTCGCTCGCGTAGCTCCTTACTCTCGCCGATGAATTGGCGCTTGGGCATACGCACCTTGATCATCAGCTTGTCACGTGCTCCTAGCGCTATGCGCTTCCACTTCTCTGCTGCCTCTCCCCCCTTGTCTCCTCCTGCGTGGTAGTACTGTGCCCAGAAATACTTACGCATCTTTGGTGTGACCGTAGGATTGGATATGAGCATGCCGCCCTCATTGTGAATGCGGGCGTAAGCAACGGGGTTGTAAACCAGTACAGATGCCCTACTCGGCACAGCTTCGATACTGCTCATTAAGTGGTTGCGTGCAGAGGTAAGCGTACGGTACTGAGCTGAGGTGCTCGATCCCCCCTCTCGCTGGGCACGCTGCCATGGGCGTAAGCCTCCATCGACGAACCCCGACTGTCGGAAGTTGTTCCTGAAGTGCTGCTTAGCCATAACCGCCACCTTGCGCGGTAAGACCACGTTAATCTCCTTCTCGTACTCTGCGGTGAGGCGGGCAATGACCTTAACGAGTTTAGCGGATTGCATTTACATATATATTGATTATATTTGTGGTATCCCGAAAGGGGGAGGAGAGGGGTCGTAAGATTCCACTCCGATATCCACAGGGGGCTGGAGCTTGTTGCTTCAGCCCCTTATTTTATTTTGATAATCTCACGGCTGGGGAATATCTCCAGTTCTTCGGGGGTATCCATCCAGAAGAAGTAGATCGGCTTATCCTTAAGTAGCTTCTGCGTTTTGAGGCAGGTCGTAAGTTTATCGTATGCACGTCCGCCTCGCTCCTCTAAGCGCACAACAACCGTCTTAGCTCCCTGGGAGCTGAATGCATACTTGAGCTGCTCCTCGATAGCGCCTCCCTGCTTGCCTGAAAAACACTTGATCTCACAGCTGATCCCATTTAGTAAGATATCGTAGGTTTTTCCCTGTGTTCGACCGCTCTCCCCAAGGTAGACTATTGCGAACCCATGCTTGGCCATGACCTTAGCCGTCTCCAGCTCCTTGATGAATTTCTTTCGCTCGGTAGAGTTTACCTTGCCTTCCTTGATCCTTAAGCGCTCCGTCACGACGTACCCTCCTGAATCCGAAATAAAGGTGTGCTCCCATCGGTCAAGGGGGTACTGCTCGCTGAGCTTGGCCTGGAAGATCTTAAGATCGACATGCGGGCAATTATGGCAGTCCTTGACACGATTAGAGAGGTGCTTACGCACCCACCCCTTAATACCCTTAGAGGAGTAGAACGGGCACTTGGCGCAGCTCTCGGGATAGTAAGGGTGCTTATCCGTGATGAGCCCCTTATAGGCGGGGTTTCCCTCAAGCCCGCGCTGTGCCTGATGCTCTGGCTTTGCAGCCTCCTTGCGCTCTTGTGGATCGAGACGCTGCACATCAGCATCGGTGGCATCCAGGGAGCACTTGCAGTTCCACCTGTCACCTGGCCGATGCTCTTGCCAGAAGGGGTCATCCACGGGGAGGATGACGGGCTTCGACCAGAATACCTGATGGCTTGACTCGGGAGATACCGATGTGGTAGGCATCCACTGTAGGTTGGGGAAGATGTCCTTATTGGCCTCGAATTCGAGCCAGTCGGCCGCCTGATGAGCACGTATGACAGCGGTGTCGTACTCGGTGCGAAGCCACGAGCCTACCTGATGGCGAGCGATGGGTGCAACAGCCTTGCGCCACTCCTCGAAGGAGCGGAGCTTCCCGTCCTCCCCGATGAGTCGCTCTGCCATCTTTGTCCCCATTGCGTGGGTTTTGAATGCGGAGAACACCTCATTGGAGTGCCGTATGCTGCGCAAGAAGCTCTCTTCATGCGTAGGAGGGGTCTTGCTATCCGACAGCCCAGAAATAGTCCCTGAATTCATCACGCGCAGCACCTCCCTCCACGCTGTTGGCTCGATGTCGTTAGAGACATCAAATCCATCGTATATCTTTCGGAGGAAGCCCTCCATCACCTCGGGGGAGAATACCGCCTCGGGAGGTGTAGAGTTGCTTATGGATGAGCAAGAGGCGCAGGGACAACCATAGTAGAGCTCGTTGATCAGAAGTCGTTGTCCGCCCCGAGAGGAGTCTCCCCTGGGGCTAAGCCGAAAAAACGAGCAAGGCTGTCTTTGATGGACTTTTTCCCCTTTGCGTCCTCCCTCGAAGGTCCTTCTGAGGACGTTTTGTCTCCCTTCGAAGGCTCTTCAAGCGCTTCGGCAATCGCCCTGCGATGTTCTTCCTTAATAGCCATCTGCTCTTCGTAGTCATCGGGCTTCTTGATCCCCATCGTTTCATACATCTCGTCAGGGTCGAGAGGTAATCCGAGCTGTTGAGCCTTGAGGTAGAGGTCTGCGCGTTGCGATGGATCGTGTCGCTCTCGCTTGGCGTAGACGAACTCTCCCCCCGAAACGTTAAAGCCGAGGTTTTCGAAGATCGGCAGGAGGTAGTAGTTGAGCACGTCGAGGATTGCGAAGCAGTCATCCTCGTTAACCTCCTCCTCAACCTCCTTGTGTACGGTGCCAAGAGCCTGTGTTCCTGTGCTACTGGCGTCTGTAGTCAGCGTATTTCCGAGTACACGGATAGAGATGGCGCGGTCCCAATAGTCTGTAAAGCTCTTGTAAAGCTCAGATGACCCCGATTTGTTGCCAGCCTCGATAATCTCCATGTTGCTTTCCTTCGGCATGATGTAGACAGCGCCTACCCCCTGTCCCATGGCATCCTTGAGCACGCGACGGCGGGTCTCCTCGTCTCCTGCGTCATAGGTGTACTTTCGGATCGGGATGCCAAATAGCTCACAAAACTTCGCCCAGTCACCGATATTGTTGCGCTTGTAGAGTATGGCGGGCATCAACTCAGCAAGAATGCCTAGAGAGCGCTCCTTACCAACGAAAAGCATGTTTTCGAACTCCTCAATGCTCCGCCCTTCGGTATCATTCTGGGAGCGAAGTAAGCGCTGATTGATCGGATCGTAGTGCTTGCGAGGGATCAGGTCATAGCGTAGACGCCCTTCTTCGTCCAGGTAGAACTGGAAGAGCGAGTAACCCCAGAAATCAGCCATGATGATATCCTTTCGCAGCTCTTTCATCCAGGGCGAGGCAAGCTGTCTGTTCAGCTCGTCATCGGGGATCCCGTCTCGCTGGAACTCAATAGGCAGTTTTGTAACGCCTCTGAGTCGCTTGGCCACAACGCCACTAAGGTGAAGGTCCAGGAAGGCTGACTCATACATGTCGTAGAGCTGCGTACGATAGCTGAAGTTGATGCTTGACGCCGCTTTAATGCTACGGATATACTTGTTGATGTCGAAATAGAACAGCTCAGGGGCAGAGAGAATAATGTCTGCCTCTTGTACAGAGTCTCCCCCCGCTATAATGCGGCGCGAGGCTTTAGTTGTTGACTTCCGTGCCATTGCTGTCGAGGGTGTAAGGGGTGAGATCTACTGCTTGCTTGGCTGTCCAGCACTCGGAAAGACACTGCTTGATGTGGCCAAGCGCGGAGAGGATGAAATGCTTGTATTGGTTGAGCGTGGAGACCTGATAATAGTAGGCCTCATCCTCGGAAAGCCCCATCTTGATGATGGTCGGCAGATTCACGCCGTCAAAGAGCTTGGCGAAGGTGAACTCTCCTAGGAAGTTGCGCTGGTTGGTCTCGTCGAGCCATACGTGGCGAGTCACGGGTGTCTCCTCCAGCGTCGTGTAGCTGAAGCCACGAAGCACCCGATCGTCGCAGAGATCGTTGTATGGGCGGTAGATGACCTCCGCCACCTCATGCAGAGAGGGGCGGTGGTCAAATACTTCGGTGAGATAGGTGTACTGCTTCGGGGCTCCCTCTTCGCTGTCGATCTCCTGGAGGTCGTAGGCGATGAGGTAGCGCTCATTGAGCGGGTCGATGCAGTAGAGGAGCTTACCGCTCATATAGGGGTTGCCGCTTTGGCGATCTGTCGTTACCATTTGCTGAGGTCTGGTCTTTCTTCGAGGAGGAACTTGTAATGCTTGAGCTTGCGGAGCTCTTCGGGAGAGGAGGCTTTGATCACCTTGCCGCGGAAGATGGGGACGAGGAATTGTCGTGTCCAGTCCCATTTGGTGTAAACTCCGCCGTCGGCGTTCCTGCCCCATGTTTCGGTATTTGTTGCATACACCTCGTTGTCGTTGAGGAGCTCGCCAAAGAGGTTGCGCATGGCACAACCTACATTTTGACTCCCCCCATTCTTTCGCGTGACAATGTCGAGATATCGCCCACCAACGACCTGGAGTACTGACGTCTCATATGCATACTCCTTGCGCTCGTATTTCCCGAGCGGGTGAATGCGGCGCTCAACGCCTCCAAAGTGCCTCCACTCTCGCATCCATACAAGTTTATTGTAGTGGTCACCGATGTCCGCGTGATCTCTTCGCGTGGTGGCAGCGCCGCGCACAGCATCGTGCTTGGAGTGCGCGCAGTAAGCGCCGTCTTTCGTGAATGTCGACAGAGAGAGGATGAACGAGCTGGGCAGCCAGATATAGCCGAAGGCGGTAGGATAAGGGCACACCTTGTAGATGGGGTTGCGATTGCCATCCTGCACGATGACACCAGGACGTTCGGAAATCTTCCCTTGAAGGTTGCGCGCAGTGGTGCCTGCCATCCCCGCCTCGGGTAGCGAGAAGAATCCACTGAAGTACTGCTTATTCTCCGTGGTCCCTTCCCCCCATCCATAGATGTCTCGGAGCTTGAAGTTGCCGTGATGTGCCCAGAGGAGGTTACGGAGGTCCTTGTACTCCTCATAAGATAGCTGGTCATACATCGAATGCAGAAGCATGAACTTGTACTGCATTTCGCCCTGCTTGCCGAGCCTCTTGCTCTCCCCAATAGTCATCTCAGGGAGGCTTTCGCCCTCTTGCCAGTGCATCGGAACAGCTGATATAAAGGCCTCCTTATGCTCTTGCCAATGGGGCTCCCAGTCGGCAGGGTTGGATGAGTTGGTCAGCCATATTTCCATCTCCGAGTCGATGAATTCGGTGAGGACAGAGGTGTAGAGGTAGGCTGCGCCGTGAGGGATGCTGGCGACGTAGTCCAAGACAAAGAGTGGGTACTCGTTGTTGGAGAGTCGGATGACCTTGAGGATCTTGCCATCCGCATCCGTGAAGACCGCTGAGATCATGCATCCTCGCTCCCACCTAAATCGATCGGCATAGGGCTCTGGCTGGAAATATCCTTGATGCTTGACTTCGTCTTTGGGGTCGTCGGAGTTGCTGTAGCCGTTATTGCACAGGGGGAATTTCACCCTCTTATACCCCTTGACAGGTACTTTGATATACGAGTAGAGGTTACAGGCATTCTCGTTGGTGTAGCCCGCGCGGTACTTGTAGATACACTCAGAGATGTTCTTGCCTTCTGATCCCTTGGGGCAGCGGATATAGTGCTGGAGCACGGGCTTCAGCTTACTATCAATCGCCTTCAGATCATAGAGCTTCCCTTCTGGACGGCGAGGCTCATCGAGGAGCGAACTATACACCTGGTAGTCGGTGCAAGTGTCCCCATCGTGGATGCCTTTATACCAGTAGTGTGGCTCGTTCACCCAAACCCCACCCTCTTCGGCATCGGCTAGGTTGGTCGGCGTAGAAAGGTCTCGTGTGAGCCCATCAGCGTAGTAGCCGAAGTGGTCATCTCTGAGCGGATAGACCACCATCTCTCCGCGCTTCTCCTCGCGACCACGCCAGCGATGGCGCGCCTTGAAGATGCGTAGAAGGTGTCCAGATGGGGTGTAGGGCTTATTAAAGCCGAACCCCGTCTGATTGTCGTGGTTGAACCAGCGGTCAGTGGCCAGCACCTCCTGCGTGAAGCCCTGCTTATCCACCGTGCGGTTGACGTACCCTACGATGGTGTACTCGGGTTGTCGGATGCTGAGCTCGGGGAAGTGAGCAGCGAGCTTGTCGTACTCGATATCCGTGATGAATTGCGTTAGGCGGTACGTGCCTACGAGTGCGCAGGTCGTGGTGAGCGATCCTGACGCGGAGATCCCTCCCTTGCTGAGGAAGCGGTTGAGCCAAGCGACATCCCCCGTGCGGTCGATGCCGACGATACGCAGGTGTGTCACAGCGCTGAGCTGCTCCAGGAGAGCCTCCCAATCAATAAGCGGGCATCCCTCGTACCAGAGTCGCGTGACCGCCTCAGAGTTCAGCCCTACAAGCCCTTCGTTGGTAAGCTTGGGTAGGTAGCGTAGGCGAAGCGTTGTGAGCGTCTCGGGTAGGCGAAGCTCTGTAATGGGGGCTCCATTTGCCAGCACGATGTCCGTAAGGATGGTGTTCGAAGCATCGAGCCTCTTCAGACGGGGATTTCCCGTCAGGTCAAGCGAGCGGAACGAGGGGGAACGCAGCCCTGCCACACTCAGCTCTTCGAGCACACGACACGCACCTACGGTGACGGCTGTGAGGGTCGTCTGACCTGTGGAACATGAGATGTTGAGCTTCGATAGGCGGTAGCACTTGTCGAAGTTCGCCGTACCGACGATGTAGGCACTCACATCTGAGAGGTCAAGCTCCGCCATACGACTCGCGCCGTAAATATTCTGCGGGTCGTTGACGATGAGGTCGATGTCCAGCTCAAGCGACACCTGAGATCCCGTGCCGTCAGCTCGCACGCCCGAGACATGGGGAGCCTTAGAGGTGTAGCCATAGCCAAAGTAGTAGCGCTCGCTGGCCGTGATGCTGATGCGCTTGCGGTCGGAGCTAAACTGATGGGCAAAGTAGAGGCGCAGCGCATCGGCTCGATACGTACCCGCCAGGTGCTGGGCGTCGAGCAGTGCAAAGCGGTCGTTGATCATCGCCGTGCGGTGAGCGTAGCGAGAGCCCTGCAGACAGTAGAGGTAGTCGATGCCGCTTGCCGTGTAGGGCTGGAGGTACTTATACTCCCCGTCCTTATTGTAGGCTCGCTCGGACCAGTTCGCCATAAACTTGCCGTTGAGCATCTCCAGTACTCGCTCCTTACTCATAGTAGCGCGGATCTTCTGCGCCGTCTCGTGGAGCTTGTCGGGAAGAGCCTCTCTGACGAGTTGCCAAAGGAGGGAGTCGTGCCCAGCGTAGGCGTAGGAGCCGATCGTCTCGTCGAAGGTGTTCTCATCGATAGTGTAGTCGTAGACGACCTTACCATCATTTCGCACCCCGAGGACGGTGTCATTGTCGTAGGGGAGGAAGTACCAGTGCAAGCCGTCCCACGTGGCAAGCATCATGTTCTTGGCGCGCTGGTCGACCATCATGAAATATTCCGTCAGCACATACCAACCCGTCAGGCTATCCACGTCGAAGTAGTCAGTCACCTCACGCTTGAACTTCGTAGCATTGCCCTTGCAGTTGATGATCCACTTCCATAGTCGACGTACGGCGTTCTTCTGTGCCTCGCTGGCGGTGTCCCATTCGACCCCGTCGGGGTGGCGGAATTCGAGCGCAGTCTTAAAGGTCGCCATGTTGTCCGTGGCAAAGAGAGCGAGTGGCTCGGAGTTGTTAAGGAACTCCAGGCACATGCACTTCTCATCCTTGATGAAGCCGAAGACCTCCTCACTGCCACTCTTGTCGTTGTTGAAGTTGTACTTACCCAGGTAGGTGTTGTGTCCAGCTCCATCGAGATCAAAGAATGCATCCATTGGGAAGCCGTCGATAGCTATTCGAACGCCCTGCGAAGCCTTCTGCGGAGGGGTGAGGATACCTGCTCTGCGGAAGGTTTCGTCGATGAGCTTTGCCAGCCCCGTGTTGTGCGTCGAAGTCGACTCGGCGAAGTCCGCCTTAATCGTGAAGATTGACACGGGGACCGCCCCAGGCGTAAAGGCATACTTAAGCTCCTGCTGCTCTACACCTCCCACCGTGAGGGTGGTGTTGTACTTCTTCTTTCTATCAAGGTAGATGCGGTAGTTCTTTCGTGGGTAGGTCGTGGAGGATGTCCCCTGGATGCGCAGCCCAGCGCCCTTGCACACGAAGTCGTACTGCTTGCCAAATCCGCTGTAGAAGTAGATGTCTACTGAGACCTCGAACTTTTTGGTGTTGGTCTCGTTGACCAGGGGAACATTGCCTACGATGCGCAGCACGCTCTTACCCTGACTGCGGAGCTTGTCGAGGGAGACAGCTCCGTCGTCGCCGAGGACATCGTTGCGCTCATAGAGCGTCACGACCTCAGATGCATCAGGGCGGGAAGCTATGTAGTTGCTGAGCACCTCATCGTCGGAGAGTGCGCGGCCATAGAGTCGTACGGCACGCAGGCGTACGTCGGCATGCTGGCTGGTCACGTCAATGGGTTTGGAGGCAACTTGCAGGAGGGTGTCCGCCTGTCCATAGCTCACCGCACCCGATCGGATGCCATTGACATAAATCTCCAGGAGGCGACTCCCCGACTTAGGCTGCACGACAAAGGCGATGCGATAGAACTCACCCGTGGCAAACTTGGTGACTACGACCGCACCTGACGCGGTGCGCAGCTCAGCTTGCTTACCCGTGACGACGAATCCGACGCCCTTGTCGTCAAGGCAGGAGACGACCGCTCCCGTCGAGGAGAGGACGTTGTCGGTGCGAAGCTCCAGCTCAATCGTCCCACCAAGCCCCATCGGGTCGGTGGCAAAGAAGGTCGCAGGAATGGTGATGGATGAGCCGTTGACAAGCTGGAGCGACGAGCCGTCCCAGCCACCCGCAGCCCAGTCGAACTGACGGAAGGTGGTGGAGATCCCGCTGCTCTTCCATGTGGCAGGATTAGCCTCGGAGTTGCTGCGCCCGAGTGCTGAGAGAGCGAGGGTCACGCCGTCGGTGACCTCCCCTACGTTGACGTGACCTTCACGCACGGAGATGGTGAGGTCATAGCTTACATCAAGGCGCGTGGATAGGCGCGCAGGGATATCCCCTGCAACGACACTGTGTGAGGTGTAGACCTCAGCGCCTCGGCCCATAGAGAGCGATAGCGCCTCGGCATCGCCTACCTGGAGTGATAGGTCGGCAGGTTGGCGCTGAGGGTCATAGAGTGCATAGCTAAAGCTGTAGCTTGCAAACTGCTCTGCGTCTAGTCGCGGTGAGAGGTGCTCCTCGGCGGAGAGGATATGCCCGTCGTGTCGACGTAGCATCACGCCGATGCGAGGGAGGTCCTCTGTTTTGCCGATGTAGTAGTCAAAGTAGATGCTCTCACTACGGATCTCCTTAGCTCCAATAGTGAGCTCGGCGATGAGCTGAGCTGTGTGACGGCCCTCGTGTGCCCCCTGGAGGGGTACCTGGAAGGTGCCGTTAGTCGTACCCGCGCGTGTGACGCTCTGCACGCTGTAGCTCACCCCATCGATGTAGAGGGTGATGGTCTTGTTGCCCACCCCAGTGACAGCATAGGGGATAGCCAGGATGTCCGTTGTAGCGTAGCCTGGTAGTCCAGAGGAGAGGGAGTAGCTTGAGTTAAGCGCAAGGGCGTAGACAGCTACAGAGGTGGCGATCGTGCGCTTCTGCGTCTTCCCCTCGGCGTTGGTAGCCGTGGCGAGTATCTGCGCGTCAACCGTTCCAGCCGTGGTGAGGTAGGGAGTAAGGTCAAGAGTGTACGTCCCTGCCGATACGTCGGGGATGATCTGCTCCAGGAGCTGCGTTGCCCCTCGACGGATAGTCAGGCGGATAGTCGCCTGCACGCCCGTAGGAGCCTCGTCGTTGTCTGCCGACACGTGCCGGTAGGTGTAGGGCAGGTGTGCGGGGGCGGCGGTGCCGTAGCCTGGGGTGGCGGAGGCACGGCTCACGACGCCCGAGAAGACGGCGTAGGCACGGCTATCTCCATTGACCCCGAA